GATCTAAGCCCCGACCTCAACGGCGACGGCACAATCAGCCCAAACGAATGGATTAAAGACTGCCCGTGCTTTGATGTGTGGAGCTGGCTGGATAGCGAAGAGGTCGTGAATGTTGAGCATTTATTTAAGGGATAAACGATGAGTGCATCAATACGTTTTCCAAATCATCAGAAGCAATTTACACGAGGTTGGCGAATGAGTAGCAACGCCAAACGAAATCGCAAAATCAACGGTGGCACAACCGCTGCTACTGCCTTTTACTTACGCTGGAGTTACTAAAATGAAACGAGAAATTCGCGGAATTACCTTTTTCTCTTTGGTATGGGAAATCATTATTTTCGGTGGTTTTATTTCTGCCAATGAATTAGGCATTAAAAACCTTGTACAAGCCTATGAATGGTTCTTTTACTTTATGACCGCACTTGCGATATTGGCAATATTCTTTGGCTCTTCAAAGCCGAGATTCCAATACACCAAAGCTAAGTATCATTGGGAAATGATCACAAATACTTTGCTTGGCATTATGTTGGCATATTACGGCTACTTTGTTTGTGCAAGTATCCTGACTTTCTTTGGCTATGCTTCAGCCCAACAAAACTATTTCAACAAGGAAAAAGAAAATGAAAAAACTGAGTGAGTTGATTACCAACGACAACGGTCGCCTTTCCACCACTGCCTTTATTCAATTTTTTGGGGCGTTATTGATGGCTGGCATTTTGATTTATGCCGTGTGGTTAGACCGAGCCTATGTAGGAGAACTCTTTAACACCTTCGCCCTATTTTGCGGTGGTGGCGTGGCGACCAAAGGTTTTGCTAATGCGTTAAATAATCGGGGGCAAGAAGAATGATAGCTTACTTAATTTTAGGTGGGGTTGCGGTAGTTTTGGTCAGCGGTGCGATTGCCTGTTACAAAATTCGCAAAGCTCAACAGGAAATCGACCGCTTGTTTAAGCAAAACGAGCAACTGCAACAGGAAAAGACAGTGGCTCAAACCCAAGTCAAACATTTTGAAGTGAGAAAGAAAAATGAAGAAAACACTCGTGGCTCTCGCCGTGATGATGTCATTAACCGCTTGCAACAGTCGGGCGATCTCCGTGATTAACCCCAGCTGTTCGGGCTTTGGCATAATCAAAGCCAGTCGCCAAGATACCACCGAAACGCTCCGTCAAATTGCGGTGCATAACGCGACCTATCGGGAAATCTGCAAGGAGACGAACAATGACCATTAACGTGGAATTTTGGCACTTGGTCGGGTTGTTGTTGTCGTTTCTTGGTTGCTGTTTTGGCTTTGCCAAGATTTTAGTATCGCAGTTTCAAAACAGTTTGAGTGAACGCCACCAAAACCAGCTCAAAGTAAACGACAAAGTGGAAGAATTGGAAAAGCAATTCAACCAAATGCAGTCGAGTCTGCCGCTCGTTTATGTCCTGCGTGATGACTACATTCGCGGACAAACAGTGTTGGAAGCCAAAATGGATGCCCTACACAAAACCTTAAGTGATTTATACAAAATGGAGAGTGCAAAATGATGGAAAAAGCCCGCCGAGAAGGTATGCGTTGGCACTTGCTCAATACTTTACACAAAGCGATGCCATACACCACCAGCGAACAATTTTTGCGTGATGTGATGGCAGGCATTTACCCAAATGTCACGCCGCACGAAATCCGCCAGCAGTTGGAATACCTTTCCGACCGCAAACTGGTGGAACTGACCAAACAACCGCACGGCGTGTGGTTTGCCGATATTAACCGCTTGGGCGTGGATATTGTGGAATACACCATCGACTGCCAAGCAGGAATTGCACGCCCTGAAAAGTATTGGGCATAGGGGGAAATCATGGCACCTCGCTCAAGTATTGAAAAACTGCCTGAAGATGTCCGCCGTTGGCTGGAGCGTGCCTTAACCGAGAATGGCTTTTCCGGCTATGTCGAACTGGAAAACCTACTGCGTGAAAAAGGCTACCAAATCAGCAAGTCGGCAATTCATCGCTATGGGCAAAAAATTGAACGCCGCTTTAAGGCAATCAAAGATAGTACCGAAGCCGCACGTATTATCGCTGAAGGCGCAGAAGATAAGGAAGATAAACGCAGTGAAGCCTTGATGGGGATGTTGCAGTCGTCTTTATTTGATGCCTTGGTCGATATTGAAGAAGCCAAAGATGATGAGATGACCCCGATGGAGAAATTCCAAGCCCTAAGTTTTGCAGGCAAAAATGTGGCATCACTCATTCAAGCAAGTACTAAGCTCAAAGTCTATCAAGCCGATGTAAGAAAACGAGCAGAGCTTGCTGCTGAAGAAACGGAAAAAATTGTTATTCAGGCGGGCTTATCAGCCGAAACTGCCGACAAAATCAAACAGCAAATTTTAGGTATTGCATAGTGAAAGATCTCATTCCCTTTGACCCAAACGAGCTACTGTTGGGCTATCAAAAACGTTGGATAGCAGATAAATCCCAGCTCAAAATTGCCGAAAAATCTCGTCGAACAGGTTTGACGTGGGCAGAAGCTGCTGATGATGCTTTGATTGCCAGCCTTGCTAAAAAAGATGGTGGCTCTGATGTGTTCTACATTGGGTCAAACAAGGAAATGGCACGTGAATTTATTGACGCGGTGGCAATGTGGGCAAGGGCGTTTAACTATGCAGCAGGCGAAATTCAAGAAGAAGTGTTGCAAGATGAAGATAAGGACATTCTGACCTATGTAATCTATTTTGCATCAGGCTTCAAAGTAAAAGCCCTTTCCAGCAACCCGAAAAACTTACGTGGTATGCAAGGCGTGGTGGTTATTGATGAAGCAGCCTTTCACGAATACCTTGCGGAAGTATTAAAAGCCGCTCTTGCTCTCACTATGTGGGGTGCAAAAGTGCGGTTGATTTCTACCCACAACGGTGCGGACAACCTTTTCAATGAGCTGATTTTAGATAGTCGGGTAGGCAGAAAACGCTACTCAGTGCATACGATTACCCTTGATGATGCCTGTGCTGAAGGGTTATACCAACGTATTTGCCAAGTCAGCAAGCAAGAATGGACAGCCGAAAAAGAAGCAGAATGGAAAGAAAACCTACTCAATGACACGGCAACCAAAGAAGATGCGGAAGAAGAATACTATTGCGTGCCGAAAAACGGCACAGGCTTATGGCTCTCACGAGCGTTGATTGAACGCCAAATGAACGAAAACACGCCCGTAATCCGAATGACGGCAAAAGATGGCTTTAGCCTTGTACCTGAGCCGACACGCTATCAGGAAATGCTGGATTGGTGCGAAACCACGCTTCAGCCGATTTTGCAAACCTTAGATGAAACGCAATTACATTTTTTAGGCGAAGACTTTGCTCGCAGTGGCGATATGACGTCCTTTGTGGTGTTAGCACAACAGCAAAACTTAACCAAAAGCGTTCGATTGATTGTGGAGCTGGGCAATATGCCTTACAAGCAACAAGAACAAATTGTGCTGTTTATTCTCAAGCATTTGCCACGCTTTGCCGGTGCAGCTTTTGATGCACGTGGGAATGGGGGCTATTTAGCTGAAGCTGCTCGTGATGCCTTCGGCTCATTGGTGGATTGCGTGCAGTTATCGGAAAAATGGTATCGCGAACACACCGCCCCATTTAAAGCCGCGCTCGAAGATGGCGAACTCGACAGCATTCCAAAAGATGCCGATATTCTTGCCGATTTGCGTTCATTCCAAGTGGTGAAAGGCGTGCCACGCATTCCCGATAAACGAACCAAAAGTGCAGACGGCAAAAACAAACGCCACGGCGACACCGCAATTTCTTTATTGCTTGCTCATTATGCTAGCCGTCAGTTGGTGCAGTTGCCTGTGAAAGCCCACAGTCGCAAACCAAGAGCCAGCCGAAAATTAACGCAAGGATATTAACCATGATCGCATTTGTAACTTTAACCATTTCTGCCGCTGTTGGTGGGTATTTTTATTGCTTGCCGCCTTTGTGGATTATGAAAAATAAGGAAAGCCAATGACACCAAAAAACAAGACCTAATCCGCGTCATCGCCAGCCGTGCCAACGCCATTGACTATTGGTCGTTTATGCACTACCTGCCGAACCCTGATCCTGTGCTGAAAAAAATGGGCAAGGATATTTCGGCTTACCGTGAAATCCTATCCGACAGCCACGTTGAGGGCTGTGTTCGCCGTAGAAAAGCAGCCATTAAAGGGCTTGAGTGGCGTATCACGCCCACAGGCAATGAAAAAACGGACGAGATTTTGACCGCACTTTTCGACCGCTTGCCGATGAGCCAAATCATCAGTGAAATACTTGATGCCACGTTGTTTGGTTATCAGGCGTTGGAAGTGATGTGGGAAAGCGAGAACGGCTTACTGTTGCCAACGGCAATCGTAGGCAAAACGCAAGAGTGGTTCGTCTTCGATGAAGAAAACCAGCTTAAACTTCGTACCAAAGAGAACATCAACGGCGAAGAACTGCCGCCTTATCGAATGTTGCTTGCCACACAAAATGCGACCTACATCAACCCGTATGGCTTGGGCGATCTCTCGCTCTGCTTCTGGGCGGCAACGTTTAAGAAAGGAGGCTTTAAATTCTGGTTGGAATTTATGGAAAAATATGGCAGCCCGTGGCTGGTCGGTAAACACCCACGCCAAGCCCAAATTCACGAAATTGATGAACTTTTGGATAGTATGGAAAAGATGTTGGGAACCGCCGTAGCTGCCATTCCTGAAGATAGTTCCATTGATTTAAAAGAAAGTGCAAGCAAAGGGGCAAGCTCACAAGTATTCGATGATTTCTTACGTTACTGCAAATCAGAAATCGCCATTGCGTTACTCGGTCAAAACCAAACCACTGAAGCGGAAGCTAACCGAGCCTCTGCCACCGCAGGGCTAGAAGTGACGCGTGATATTCGCAACGATGACGCCAGCCTTGTGGAAGGCGTGTTCAATCAGTTGCTGGCGTGGATTTGTGAACTCAATTTCAGCGTGGACACCTTGCCAACCTTCGAGCTATTCGAACAAGAAAGCATTGACAAACTGCAGGCGGAACGTGACAAGATTTTGACTGAAATCGGCGTGAGCTTTACCGAGCAATATATCCACCGCACTTATGGTTTTGAAGACGGTGACATCATTATGCAAGCGGTCGAAAAAGCGGAAAAATCTGCCAACACTGCCGACTTTGCCGAACCTATCCCGAAAAGCGTGATTGAGACCATCGGCGAACAGTTAGAAGTAGAGGGCGAAGCCCACGTTGAACATTGGCTGCAAAGCATTCGCAACCAATTAGGGCAAGCCGAAAGCCTTGAGGATTTCCGCAATCAGCTGGATAGCCTTATTCCTGAATTAAGTTTTGCGGAATATGGCGAACTGCTGGCGTGGGGTTCAACCGCTGCCCAATTTGCAGGGCGACAATCTGTAGAAGATGAGCGTGCAAAGTCCCCCTCTTTAGTAAAGAGTGGCTAGGGGAGATTTACCAATGAAATTCACCTTTGAAAATCAAGTCAAATACTTTGAGAAAAAGCTCAACCTACCGACCAACAGCTACCTTGACGTATTAGGCGAAGAACACGACTACTTTTTTATGGTCGCAGGAGCAAATCGTAATGAAGTGCTGCTTGCCTTTCGCGAAGCGGTGGACGAAGCCATCAACAACGGCGAAACACTGGAAGGCTTCCGCAAGCGTTTTGATGAGGTTGTCGCTCGCACAGGCTGGGATTACAAAGGCGGCAGAAACTGGCGTAGCCGTATTATCTACGACACCAACGTTTACGCTGCCTACAATCGCGGTCGTTTGCAACAGCATTTAGATTTGGCTGATGTGATGCCTTATTGGGAATATCATCACCACGATAATAGCCACCCACGCCAAGAGCATATTGACTTAGACGGCACAATTTTGCCGGCCAGCGATCCATTTTGGCGTTATTACTACCCCATTAAAGCCTATGGCTGCCACTGCACCGTTATTGCTCACGATGAAGATGACCTCAAGGAAATGGGCAGAACCGTCAGCCCATCGCCTGAAATCGAATGGCAGGAAAAACTAGTCGGCACACGTTCCGGCAATCCACGAATGGTACGCGTGCCGAAAGGTTATGATGTAGGATTTCAACCGCATAATTTTGACCGCTTGACTGCAGGGCGAAATGCGGACGTGGATCAGCTGTTATTCAATAAGTTCGTCAATGCCGAGCCAAAACTTGCCAGCCTACTGATTGAAAACGTGTTACAAAATCCGCGTTCCGTGATGATGTTAAACGGCGCGATGAAGTCGATGGTAGATACCGTTGCCACCGAAAAAATGGCACGTGGACAAATGAAAAACGTGGGCATAATCCCAGCCAAAGTGATTGATAAATTGACCGCACTTGAAAAAGCTCCGCAATCTGCCGTGATTGCCGTGCGTGATGAAGATGTATTGCACGCCCTGCGTGATACCAAGCAAGCCAAAGGCATTAACTTGCCGATTGAGTTTTGGGAACAGTTGCCAGAGAAGTTGAGAAATCCAAAGGCGATAGTATTAGAACGTGATCAAAAGTTACCAACATTGCTTTTCATTTATGAAACTGAACAAGGAAAAGTCGCAGTAAAAATGGATTATGAAGTAAAAATCAAAGATGAATTAAGCAAGAAAAAATTAGCACACAAAGTCAATTTAGTTCGTACTGCAAGCGTAATTAAAGGCGAATTGGATTGGTTAAATTTGAAGAATAGTTTTGATTTGCTATGGGGAAGTTTGGACTAATCCGCAGGTTTGCCTGATTCGAACAGGATAATACGGGCGACAAACCAATCGTAACCTTTCCAGTAGGAAACCCCCTGCGGTAACTTAACTATACCCCCAACTTATTTTTTAATCAATAGGAGAATAAATATGACTGAACGTGTTACCCAAGAACATTTGGAATCTATTATTACCGATAAAAAATTCCACCGCTTAACTGAAACCCTCACCATCTGTGTTTTAACCTTACGCAATGGGTTCACCGTAACAGGCGAGTCTGCTTGCGTTTCACCAGCAACCTATAACCAAGAAATTGGTGAACGTATTGCCTTTGAAAATGCCTTCAATAAATTATGGCAACTTGAAGGCTATGTATTGAAAAATAAACTCGCTGGCTTTTAGTTATGATTAAAATCAGCCTTAACGACACGCAAGCGGTGGAAAAACTCCACCGTATTGCAAGCCAACTCAAACAACCCCGCAAGCTCTACGGTGTGCTGGGCGAAACCTTGAAAAAAATCCACGCGGAACGGTTTAAGCAGGAAGTTGATCCTGAAGGCAATAACTGGCAGTCGCTTTCGCCAAAAACCTTGGCACGCAAGCAGAAGAAAGGTAAGTCCACTAAGATTTTGCGACAGGACGGCTATTTGTCGGATAAAACCGCCTACAACTACAACGACAAAAATGTCGAGTTTGGTTCTGACGCTAAATATGCCCGCTTGCACCAATTCGGTGGCAAGGCGGGGCGTGGGGGGAAAGTCACCATTCCTAAACGTCCGTGGTTAGGCGTAAGCGAACAAGACGAGCAAAAACTCTTGCGAAAAGCCACCGCACTTTTGCAACGCCAAATCGACCAAAATCTGTAATATCGTTCAATTTTCAAAAATAAGCCCTAAAACGCCCATTGTGGCGTTTTATTAGCAATTCGATAAATTATCGCTTGAATAACCTTGAGCGTGTTTATAAACACCGATAAACACGCAAAAACGCCCCATTCGCTTCCTTTTCACTTTCGATTTCCCATTTTCATTCCTTAAACCAGTTTAAAAGCTACAAGCGGTCGTTTTTCCTATGATGTTCGCAACACAAGGAGAACAACCGAATGACCCTGATTGAAATTTTCAAAGCCGGCAAACGACTAGATGCAAATGGCGTAGAAGTGGAAATTACCATCGATGATTTGCAACAAGCCGTCAATGCCTACGACGTAAACTTTCACGAATCCCCCGCGGTAGTTGGACACCCAAAACACAATGCACCTGCCTATGGCTGGGTAAAACGCCTTGAGTTGGACGGTGATGTACTCAAAGCCGAGTTCAACCAAGTGGATCCTGAATTTGCCGAAATGGTGGAAAAAGGACGATTTAAGAAAGTGTCGTCTTCGTTCTATCTTGCCGATAGCCCAAACAATCCTTGCCCGGGCAGTTTGTACTTACGCCACGTCGGTTTCTTAGGGGCAATGCCACCCGCCGTAAAAGGCTTGCGTAACCCTGAATTTGCCGAAAACGAACAAGGCGTAGTGGATTTTTCCGACTGGGCGGAAGCAGGTTTGTGGCGACGTTTGCGTGAATGGCTGATTGGCAAACACGGACAAGATGAAGCCGACAAAGCATTGCCTGATTATTTAGTCAATAGCGTGGTAGAAGAATCTATCCGCAATGATTTGAAACGGTATCAACAAGATGAAGCAGGTTTTCCTGTGCCGAATTTTAATGAACCGAATAACCCAACTTCAGACCCAGCTCAATCAACCGAAGGAGAACTTGAAATGACACCTGAAGAAATTGAACAGCTCAAGGCAGAAAACGAAAAATTGAAAGCCGAAAAAGCTGAAACCGCGCTCAACCAAGCCAAAGCCGAAAATGCCGACTTTGCTGAAGGTTTAGTGAAAGCGGGCAAACTTGCCCCGATTGCTAAACAGCAAGCGGTAGATTTATTGAACTATGCTTCCACCACAATGCAAGGTGGTGTAGTTGAATTTAGCGAAGGCGAAAACCTACACAGCAAACTCAAAGCCTTTTTGGGTGCTCAGCCACAAGTGGTGAACTTCGGTGAAGTCGCCACCAAAGACAAAGCGGCAGCACCGCAAGATGGTACGGTGGAATATGCCGAAGGCACAAACCCAGCCAGCATCGAAGCTGACCAAAAAATTATGGCGTATGCCAAAGAACACGGCGTGAGCTACACCGCCGCCTTTAACGCAATTTATCAATAGAAGGGAAATTTATGACTGCTCACAATCTCGCAGCACTCCGTGTGCAAGATCCTGTTTTAACCAAATTGGCACAGGGCTATCACAATTTAGAACTCATCGGAGAAGTGTTAATGCCGACCGTCGAAATCGACAAAGAAGCGGGCAAAATTCCGAAATTCGGTCGCCTTGCATTCCGCTTACCAAGTACGGTGCGTAACTTACGCGGCACGTCAAACCGTTTAGACCCTGAAGACATCACGGCAATCGACGTGGCGTTGGAAGAGCACGATGTGGAATACGCCATCGACTACCGCGAGGAAAACGAAGCGATTTTCTCGCTCCGTCAATTCGCCTTAAACACCACCCAAGATGTGATTGCACTCGGTCGTGAAAAAGAAGTGGCAACGCTCGCCTTAGACGAAAACAAATACGACAGCGGCAACAAAGTCACGTTAAGCGGTACATCGAAAATCACTAGCAAACAAGCAGACATCTTTGCGATGTTCGACACGGGCATTCGTGCCGTGAAGCGTGCGATTGGTCGCAAACCGAATGTATGCGTGATTGCAGGCGATGTGTGGGCAGCATTAAAAGAACACCCAGCTGTCATTGAAAAACTCAAGTATTCACAAGTGGCGATTGTAACGCCTGAAGTATTCGGCAAGTTGATTGGCATTGATACCGTAAAAATCGGCGAAGCGGTGTATGAAGAAAGCAATCAACTTAAAGACATCTGGTCTGATGCCATTGTGCTTGCCTATGTTGCGCCACGTTCAACCGAACGCAAAGGCACAGTGTATGAGTCGTCTTATGGCTACACCGTCCGTCGTCAAGGTGGCTTATTTGTGGACACCTACAAAGAAAACGGTGGCAAGCTTGAAGTCATTCGCACCACCGATATTCACAAACCGCACTTACTCGGTGCATCGGCTGGTTATTTGATTAAAGGTTGCCTATAACCCCAAAAAATCCCCCCTCTTGAGTAAAGAGGGGTTAGGGAAGATTTGTAACACCGTTTCACTAGGAGAAACCAATGAACAAAAAACTTTACGTTGTTATCGGCACCATGGCCATTCTGCATAACGGCAATCGTTATGAACAAGGTGCAAAAATTGAATTAACCGATGAAGAATACGCCCAAATCTCGCTTTATGTGAAGCTAGATGAAGCTGAAGACGAAAAACGCAAACAGGCGGAAGCTGAGGCGGAAAAAGCTCGTCTTGCGGCAGCAGAAAAAGCCCGCAAAGAAGCGGAAAAGGCAAACAAAAACAACAAAGGCGAAGGTAAAGAATAATGTACATTCAGGCACAAGATTTAACGGAAGTGGTGAGCGAAGTGGTGCTTGTGCAACTCTCTAATGACAACACAAGAGCAACGGAAGTCGATTATGCCGTATTAAACAAGGCGTGCGAATACGCTACCGAAACGGTGGACGGCTATTTACGTTCACGTTATTTGCTACCGTTAAATGATGTGCCAACGCTTGTACGTAACATTTGTCTACAACTGGCTCGCTATTGGTTGTATTCACGCCGTCCCGAAGGCAAAGGCTTTCCCGACAATGTGAAAGAAACCCACAGCCAAGCCTTAAAAGATTTGGAGCGCATTGCCAGTGGCAAACTGCATTTGGGCTTAACGGAAATCGGCGCGGAAGGCGATGACAGTTTGCCGTCTGCGTTGAAATTTAAAGCCCGTGCACCGCAGAAATTGGATTTGTCGGGTTATTAAGGAGCGCATCTATGAGTGCCACTTTACCGATTTTGCAAAGCATCAGAGATCATATCGAACAGAAGACCACGAGTTTCAGCATCGAACTGTTCCCCGATGACTTAGACCGCTACAACCTCACCGACCAATATGGTGCGGTGTTGGTGCAGTATGCAGGGTCAAAATTTGAAAGCCTTGATAGCACCGACATTATCCAACAACGCCGCAAAGTATTAGTGGCTTTGACCGTAATTGCTCGCAGTCAGCACGATGACTCAGGGGCGTTGGAAATGCTCGACCAACTCAGGCTGGCGATTGTGGGATTTCGCCCGACAAATTGCACCGCTTGTAGCTTAGTGAGTGAAGAATTTGCAGGTGAAGACGATGGGCTTTGGCAATATCAACTGATTATTCAAACCGAAACGTGGCAGGTGGAAGTACACCAGCCGCAAAATTTACCAAAATTTACCGCGGCACGTTACCGCCGCAAAGAACCATAAGGAGAACATTATGGCGTTTCATCACGGAACGAAAACAACACGCGTGGCAGGTGGCTCTGTTGCGGTGGAAACGGTGGACGGTGCAATTATTGGCATCGTAGGGACTGCACCTATCGGCACAGTCAATGAATTGACCGTGTGCCAAACCACCAAAGATTTTGCTCAATTTGGTGTGATTTTAAACCAAGGCTTTACCCTGCCTGATGCCTTTGATGTATTAGCACGCTATGCTGCAGGTAAGGTGTATGTGGTCAATGTGTTAGATCCGAAAAAACACAAAACTGACATTACAGACGAAGTCTTAACGCAAGACAGCTCCACCTTAATGGCAAAAACAGCGAAAGCAGGCTTATTGAACATTAGCATTCAATCATCTAGCCAAACCTTGCAAGAAGGCACTGATTACAGCGTAAACTTGCAAACAGGCGAAATTACCTTTACTACACGCCACGAAGGGTTAAAAGCGACTTACGCTTATGCTGATCCTGAAAAAGTGACCGAAGCGGACATCAAAGGCGGTATTGACGCTGCTACCGGCAAACGCAAAGGCTTGGAATTGGTGCGTGACGGTTTCAATTTATACGGTGCGGATGCCAAAATTTTAATCTGCCCAGAGTTTGACAAAACGGCAAGCTGTGCAGCGGCTCTTTCAACATTAGCCGAACAGTTAAAAGCAGTGGCTTATGTGCAATTGCCGAAAGGCACATCGCTTTCTAAAGCGATTCAAGGGCGTGGTCCACTTGGCACGTTAAACGCTTCAGCAAGCTCTGAACGTGTTCGCCATTTCTATCCCTATGCGTTGGGTTCAAGCAACACATTAGAAAGTTTAGCGGTACACGCAGCAGGCTTGCGGATGAAAACCGATACCGACAAAGGCTACTGGTTCTCTACCTCAAATCGTCAGTTGCAAGGCGTGATTGGAATGGAAGTGCCATTGACTGCTCGTGTGGATGATGAACAATCAGAAACCAACCTGCTTAACGCAGTAGGTATTACCACAATTTTTAACAGCTTCGGTACAGGTTTCCGCTTATGGGGTAACCGTTCGTCAAACTATCCAACCGTGACCCATATCATCAACTTTGAAACGGCGTTACGCACAGGAGATTTGATTGATGAAAGTATTCGCCGCACCGAGTTGCAATTTATAGACCGCCCGATTGATGATGCGTTGATTGACAGCCTATTGGAAACAGTAGACACCTATTTGCGAGCCTTGCCAAGCATTGTAGGTTATCGCGTCAGCCTTGACCACGATACCGACTTGGTGGATGAATTTAGCAAAGGTCACGTGCCGTTGATGTATGAATACACGCCGAAATTGCCAGCCGAGCTTATCAGCAATAAATCGGTAATGACCCGTAAATACTTAGTGAACTTGGTGTCACAACGCTAGAAGGAGAAAATTATGAGTACCGCAATTCATCAGATTGTGAACGCTAACACTTATATGGATGGAAACTCCCTTTTAGGCAAAGCCAAAGAGTTTAAATTACCGGACATTGAGTTTGAGTTCATTGAACATAAAGGCTTGGGTTTACACGGTACGGTAGAACTACCGGCAGGTTTAAATGCCATGGAAGGTGAAGTGATTTGGGGTAGCTTTTATCCTGAAGTGCGCGCAAAAGCCTACAACCCATACAAAAACGTGCAATTAATGACCCGTTCTAACTTGCAGGTGTTTGATTCGCGTGGACTTGCCGCTGAAGAACCGCTTGTGACCATCATGAACGTGGCATTCAATAAAACCACTGGCGGTAGCTTGAAAAATAAAGAAGCAACGGAGCATTCCGACACCTTCAAAATTTATTCCATCAAGCAAACCTTGGCAGGAAAAGAAGTGTTGTTTGTGGACGTGCTTGCCAACATCTACCGCGTAAACGGTCAAGATGTGTTGCAAAAATACCGCACTAATATCGGGCAGTAATTCTTTAAAGCAGTTTAAACGACCTTTAAAGCCCATTTAAGTAAACTCCTTTGTGAAAGTTAAACAACACACTCACAAAGGAGTTTTTTATGTCTCAAAAAGTCGATGCAGTTCGCACAACCATTAAATTGTCTAGTCCTGTTCAATTACCTGATGGCACAACGCTCGAAGAGTTAAAAGTGCGTGAACCATTGGTAAAAGATTTTCGTACAGCAAGTCAGCAAGGTAAAACTAACGAAGATCGTGAAATTATCGTTGCAGCACTTTGCTGTGGTTTGGTGTTGGAAGATATGGATTTAATCAAATGGAAAGATTATGTTCAGGTACAACGATTTCTGTTTGGTGCAAGCAGTGAAGATGGAGACGCTGAATAATGCGATTGCCGACATTGTTTGGTGGTTTGGTTTTTCAGCAGAAGAAATTGATGGTTGGACACTAAAAGAACTTGATGATTGGCTTTTTCAAGCCAATCGTCAGGTTAAGGCGGGTTATGTACGAGCTTGACGGTATAGCCCAACAAGCCAAGATGAAATACCAACGAAAGTGGCTGTGATAAACGAAATCGCAGCCATTAACGGTGAGAAAAGTAAAGCAACAATAGAGCCTAAAATTAAGTAAATAAAGCCACCGAAAACGAATGTCATCAAGCTACTTGTTGCGTCAATCATTCCTACCCAATACCACCAACTAAAGGCGATAAAACCAGCGGCAAATAACATTCCTGTGATGACCCAATAGGTTTTTTCAGCAGTGCTGTAACCGCCCCACTCTTCAATAACCTCTTTGAATAAATCAAACATAATAAGCCTCCTGAATTTTTCGTATATTTAACATAGTGAGTAAAAAATGGCAAACAATTTAGTTCTCGGTTTAGTAATTGGTGCTTCATTAAAAGGCAGTTTTTCTGCTGCTTTTGGTAAAGCCAATCGAACCGTAGAAAATCTCTCTAAAAGTTTGGGCAAAGCCACCAAAATGCACGACCGAATGGGGGCTTCTGTTACCAAAATGCAAGCTAAGCAAGCCGCATTACATCAAAAAATGCAGTTGGCTTATCTTTCAGGCGATAAAAGTATCAGCAAACTCACTCGCCGATATGAAAAAATGCAAACCCAAATTACCGCACTTGTTGCTAAACAACAACGTTTTACTTCAGCAATTCAATCTTCTGAGAAAGCTCAGAAATCATTATCTACCGCTATTGATAAGCAAAAAGCCCGCAAACAAGATCGCGATGAATTAAAAGGCAAAATTTTAAAATCTGCGGGTGCAACAGCTTCAATCGCTATGCCAACTTGGACAGCGGTGAAAGGCTATATGGAGCAAGAAAATGCGGCAACCGATCTTAAAATCACAATGATGAAAAAAGATGGTAGTTTTGGTGCATTTGAAGAAATCAGCAAAATTTCCAAAGAGCTGGGGCGTGATTTACCAGGTACTACTAAAGATTTTTATCGCCTTTCTCAAGCTCTGAAAAAACAAGGTTTATCAGATCAGATTCTCAAAAATGGTGCTTTAAAAACTTCAGCAGAATTAAACGTCTTATTAGATATGGATCAGCAATCAGGCGGTGAATTTTTAGCGAAGTTTATGGAATCCCATCGCTTAGATGAATCTGAACTGGCAAAATCTGCCGATTATTTGCAACGAGCAATGTTTGCTGGTGGCTTGAGTAAGGAGCAGATGTATGAATCAATGAAATACTATGCTCCTAAACTTAACTCGATGAAGCTGACAGGAGCAGAAAACACCGAAAAAATTCTTGCGATTGAAGCTATGGCAGGACAACAAGGCTTAGAAGGTTCAACCTTTGGTACAGGGTTAAATATGATGCTATCCCGAATGAACAAAGGTCCGAAGATGATCCGTGATGCCAAAAAAGGAATGAAAGCCGAAGCTCGGGATATGATGGAGTCGGTAGGCGTTGAGTTTAACTTCTGGGATAAAAAAGGTTCATTTAAAGGCGTAGATGGCATGCTCGCCGAAATGCAGAAGTTTGAAAAAATCCGTCAAAAATATGGCGATGAAGGTGTTGGCTTAGTTGCAGAAGAATTGTTTGGTATTGAAGGTGGTCGTCTTGCTGATATTTTAGCTCAAAAAGGGGCGAAAGGCTTGGACGAGATGATTGCCAAAATGCGAGAGCAAGCCAGCCTGCAAGAGCGGATTAAACTCAAGACCGCAATACTTAGCTCTGCTTTAGAAAGCTTAGGTGGCGTTTGGGAAAATGCTGTGGGGGCTTTTGGTTCAGCGTTTGCTGGGGATATAAAATCGTTAGCAAATGATCTGCAAGGTTTTATTGAAGATACACTCACACCATTTATCAATGAGCATAAATCATTGATTAAGTGGGGCGTTGCGGTTGCGGGTGGTTTAGCTGGATTAAGCACCGTTGCATTTGCCACAAAATTTGCTTTTAGTGGTTTGGCTTCAGTTTTTTCGGCAGCATTTATGCCATTTAAAGTATTTAAGGCAATTAAAGCAGCCAAAGAACTTGAAACCTTAACGGGTACAGTTACCAAAACAGGTAGAGTAATGAAATGGCTTGGTTCAGCCTTTGGTGTTGCGAAAAAAGCCTTTATTGGATTAGGAAAAGCTTTCCTCACCAACCCTATCGGCATTGCCGTTGCCGTTATTGCAGGGCTGGCTTATTTACTTTGGGATAACTGGGACTGGGTCAGCGAAAAATTCAGCCAAATGTGGCAATGGATTGGCGAGAAATCAGCTCAATGTGGACAAGTAATTTCCGATATTTGGAATGGGGTCACGACTTTCTTTAGTGGCATATGGGAAAACATTACCACTTTCTTCAATTCAGGCATTGGCAACATCACCGCAACCATTCTGAACTGGTCGCCGCTTGGTTTATTCCAGCAAGTATTTTCTACTGTGTTGTCGTGGTTTGGTATTGATGTGCCAGCTAAATTTACCGATTTCGGCAAGAATATGATTGACGGGTTAGTCAATGGCATTAAAAACGCTTGGGAAGGTGCAAAACAGATTGTCTCAGACTTAGGCGACGGCATTAAAGGCTGGTTTGCAGAAAAACTCGGTATTCACTCGCCAAGCCGAGTGTTTAAGGGCTACGGTGTAAACGTGGTGGAAGGCTTGGCAATCGGGATGGATAACGCCCAGCCAATCGCCACGGAAGCCAGCAAAAATCTCTCAAGTGCGGTGAAATTTGAGCCTGTTTTAAATAGCGTTGAAACCGCCTTTAAACCGCTATTAAACGAGAAAAAAGGCTTTTTAGGCACACTGTGGGACGATGTGAAATTCGGGGCGAATTTTGTCGGCAATCTGCTTGGACTTAATCAATCGACCGATTTCCGCACACCTAATTTTAACCCTGACGCAAACAGTCAAAATCCGTCAATCCTTCGCGATTATCAACCGCTAAATAGAAATGCGGTTACCAATAACGAAACCAATCAGCACAACGGCATTGTGGTCAATTTTAACCCGACCATTAACGTGAACGGTAGCCAGAATCAGGGCGTGTTGGAGCAAGTTCAGCAAGGTATGCAAATGAGTTTGTATGAATTAGAAAAAGCTATCGAACGAATTATGGATCAGAAAATGCGGAGAGCTTACTAAGGAGAAACAACGATGTATTTTATGCTAGGTAATATCGCCTTTGAGCCTGTCAATTTGACCGATTTCAACGAAACCCATTCGGCAGATTTTGCCGAACACGCGGTGCTTAAAGGCAAGCCAAAACTGCAAGCTATGGGCGAGAAACTGACAGATTTATCCTTTGCGATTCGCCTGCACCACAAAATCGGCGGCGTGGAAAGTCGTTATCAATCGCTACTTTCGGCAAAAGCTAAGCAAGACGCTCTTGCCTTGATGTGGGGTTCAAAATACAAAGGCAATTTTGTGATCACCGATATTTCATCAACCACACTATTTACCGACGGCAAAGGTAATGCCTTAGCGCGCGAGATGAATATTAGCCTGAAAGAGTTTGTCGGCAATGGGCAAGCAGGCTTGCTTGGTGCGGCGTTGAATGTAGGCGGTAAATCGCTGCTCGGTTCGATTTTGCCGAAAGGCTTAACCAACACACTTTCAACTGTGAAAAGTACGGTTAGCCGTGGCGTGGAACTCTACAACCAAGGCAAACGTGCGGTGGACGAAGTTCGCAACACCGTTGCAGTAGTTCGCCAGTTGGCACACGATCCTGCGTCCGCATTGGCGTATTTGCCGAGTGCGCTTGCTAATTTAGACAACGCCTTGGGTGGTTTTGGTGAACTGGTCGGAATGCAATCTGCTTTCGAGGGCGTTCGCCAGTATCTGCCTGCCATTAGCGAATTTAGCCGTGATGTGTCTGCGATATATGATGATTTGCAAATAATGAAACAGAGTTTCAGTCGGGCGTCTGCTGATAGCGAATGGAATAACTGGTTTACGCCTGCCGATAATGCTTTAACTGAAATCAATGAGCGGCTGGATAATTCCGCAAATTCAGTGGCAAAAATGACCGCTTGGATCGTGTTGCGTGAAGATGAAAACGTGGAGAATGAAAATGACCCAAACCGTCCTTAAACACACTGTCAAACAAGGCGAACGCTGGGATCATCTCGCCTATTATTACTATGGCGACGCACTGGAATATGCTCGGATTATTAGAGCCAATCCACACATCAGCTTTTGCGAAGTGTTGCCGACAGGGGCGACAGTGTTTATCCCTGTGCTAAATGTGAAGTCGACCCAAAACGAAAATTTACCGCCGTGGTTAAGAGGAAATAATGAGTAAAGTCCAAACGCCCGATTTTTCGCTTTTTTATGAGAAAACCAATATTACCGCTGACATTGAGCCGTCTTTGCTGGAATTGACTTACACCGACTATTTGGAAGGGCAATCGGATGAGCTTTCTGTATCCTTTGAAGACATCAGCGGTAAGTGGATTCGCCAATGGTTCCCCACACAGGGCGACAAACTCAAGGCGGCGATTGGCTATCAGGGCGAGTCTCTGGTGCAAATTGGGGCGTTTGAGATTGATGAGGTAGAATATGGCTATCGTCCGTCCAGCATTACCTTGCGAGCCTTATCCACTGGCATTAGCAAAGCTAACCGCACGCTAAAGCCGAAAGCCTACGAGAACACCACGCTCGCCCAAGTAGTGGCAGCGGTGGCGAATCGCCTGAAGCTCAAATTGGTGGGCAAAATTCGCCACATTCCCATTCAACGCATTACCCAATATCAAGAGCGTGATGTGGAATTTCTTGCCCGCCTTGCTCGTGAATATCATCACAGTTTCAAGATTGTGGGCAATCAACTGGTGTTTACCGATAAAGATGAACTCGGGCAAAGTCAACCTGTGGTCGTGTTGGATGAAAGCGAATGTATTAGCTTGCGACTGCGAGATCGGATTAAAGACACCGCAAAGCAAGTGGAAATCAAGGGCTTTGACACAAGCGGTAAAAAAGTGGTGAAAAAAAGCAAAAAAGCCACCGCACTTCGCCCGAAAATGCAGCAGGCACAGGCGGCAAGTGGCGATACGCTCAAAATTACGACACGTGGCGAAAGCCAAGAACAGATTGATGCCAGAGGCGATGCAGCATTAAGCGAGCAAAACGAAGACCAAAGTGCAGGCGATATTACCCTGATTGGCAACCCAAAACTGGTAGCAGGTTCGACTATTTGGCTTAAAAATTTAGGCGTGTTTTCAGGTAAATACTTAATCAAGCAATCACGCCACACCTTTAACAAACGGGGCTACACCACGAGCATTGAGGTGCGAATGTTGGAATTTATCCCCGATGATTTGATGACTTTAGGCATGGAGATGACGAATGCAAACCCATAATTTTGGTGCAACCTATCAAGAAGGCATTGTGTCGGCAATCGACCCGAAAAGCCATAAAGTGCGGTGTAAAATTCCTGCCCTTGAAGATTTAGAAACCGCGTGGCTTTCTTTCCTCACGCCCAACGCAGGCGGCAACCAGTTTTACTGCTTGCCTGATGAGGGGGAATTGGTCGCGATACTCCTCGATGCGCGAGGTGAAGGTGGTTGCGTCTTAGGCGCAATCTACAACACGCAAGACCCGACGCCTACGGGCGACAGTAATATTTGGATGAAGAAATTTTCTAACGGCACGGTAATTAAGCACGACCGCAAAAGTGGCAACGTCGAAGTGTCTGCCATAGGTGATGTGCTGATTAAGTCACCTTCGAAAGTCACCATTGATTGCCCGGAAACCGAAACCACAGGCAACCTGCTGGTGAGCGGTGCTTTAATCTATATGCAAGGCATGACGGGTAACGGCGGTGGTTCCGGTGCAACGGCAACCATTAACGGATCGTTAGAAACCAAGGGTGGTGATGTGAAAGCCGACAATATCAGCCTGAAACAACATAAGCACACTGAACAAGGCGATGGCAAACAGACCTCCGCCGCACAGTCATAATTCTTTAAATCAGTTTAAAATCCAGCCCTCTCATAGCCTTGTATCATCAAGGCTATGAACACACAAAACACACTCCTCACAACACACTGGCAACTTGCACCAAGTCTTGATTCTCAAGCGGTGCAAGGCGTTGATGACATTCATCAGTGCATTGACCATATTCTTTCCACGATGAAAGGAACAGATGTGTTGCGTCCTGAATTCGGCTCCGATCACTTTCAATATATCGACCAGCCGGAAGACATTGCCATTCCCAACATCGTGCGGGAAATTACACTTGCTCTGCAACGTTGGGAAAAACGCATCAACATTGATTCAGTGGACGTTGACGGCATGGCTCCGCACTTTGAATTTGTGATTTATTGGTCACTTACCGATGATGTGTATCGCGAAATTTACGCCACGAGGGTTGCTCAATGAATAGATATGATGTGAAAGTCGTTGATGACAATGTAGAAAGCATTTTACGCGACGCTATTGCGCAGTATGAAAAACGTACCGGCAAAATCTTACAACCGGCACACATTGAACGTTTACTTATCAACGTATATGCATTGCGTGAGAGCCTAGCGCGCCAAGGTATTAATGAAGCCTTTCGCCAAACCTTTCCACAATACGCCACGGGGCTTGCTTTGGATTTATGCGGGGAAACCTTTGGTTGTTATCGTTTATTGGATAAACCGGCTCGCACGATTTTACGTTTTAGTATCACAGGCGATCACCCATCCGTTTTAATCCCCAAAGGCACGCGTGTAGCGGTAACAGATGACATCGAATTTATCACACTTAATGATGATGTGATCACTCCATTAATTTCTTATGTAGAAATCGAAGCCGCCTGTAATAAAGCCGGTAAAGTCGGCAACGGTTGGGAGCTTGGGCGTGTAAAAACACTCAAAAGTGCGGTCAATTTTTCAGGTGAAATCACTATCGCTAACATTGATGTGCCAAGTGGCGGTTTAGCGCGCGAAGAAGATGACGACTACCGCAAGCGAATTCTTGCCGCACCGGAAGCATTTACCAGTTGTGGCTCAATCGCGGCGTACGATTATCACACCCGCGCTGTATCGCAAGACATTGCCGATGTGAATGTCTCCAATCCACGTGGCGGTTTAGTGCGCATTACCGTGCTCACAAAAACAGGCTTGCCTGATGGTCGTTTGCTTAATGATGTAAAGCAATACGTTAGCCCGGAACGCCGTCGTCCGTTATGCGATACCGTCGAAGTGATTGCACCGACTAAGCGTGATTACCAAATCAACGCCACATTAACGCTACTCGACGGCTACCGCGAAGACATTGTGAAAACCAAAGCCCACGATGCGCTTCAGTTGTATTTATCCGATAAAACCAAAAAACTCGGCATTGACGTTGTGCCGTCTGCCATTATCAGCGCATTGCGTGTCGATGGCGTGTATGACGTGAATCTGATTGCCCCGGCAAAAATCATCGTAGGTGAAACCGAATGGGCAAACTGCACAGCAATCAATATCGATGTCGCACTGGAGCGCAGTAATGGCTAATTTGACTTACGCGGATGTGATTGAGCGTGAAACCAAATACAAAACCTTGGCAGATTTAAGCGGGCGCATGAATGCGTTGGATAAAAGCAAGGTGATGACGACTTTAGTCGAATTGCTTGATGATGAATTTATCCCGTTACTCGCTGGAAAATGGAGTGTGACGGGTTACGACGGCGCATTTTTAGCAGAAAATGACCATTCAAAACGAAGTTTAATTAAAGCAGCTATTGAACTGCACCGCTACAAAGGCACGCCTTGGTCGATTCGTGAAGTGTTGCGCCGTTTAGGTTTTGGCGAGATTGATATCGACGAAGGATTAAAAGCACGGACTTATGAGCATAAATTTGTACAGACGATTCCGTTAAGCGATAAATGGGCTTATTACGCCATCCGACTGAATCAACCGATTACCAATGACCAAGCACAACAACTACGTAAGATTTTACGTAATTTCGCCCCTGCACGTTGCACATTAGCTGTACTGGATTATAAATCTGTACCGCTATGTTACAACAACAAGGCCCGTTATAACGGCAGTTATAACCACGGTTCAAACTAGATTAAACCTCATTTAAAGGATAGTTATGGCTAATTTAAAAGAACAAGAAAATTGGGAAGACGGAGTTTATCAAATTGAAGAAAACGATCCTGTGCTTGGTGGTGAGAATGGCATTACGAATAAGCCACTCAAGCAATTAGCGAATCGTACCAAATATCTCAAAGCTGAAATAGAAAAACGCTACATCGCACAAGATGCTTCAACAGAACAAAAAGGGCTTGTTCAACTCGACTCAAGCACTGATTCAGATGCGGAAGATAAAGCAGCAACGCCAAAAGCTGTAAATGCCGTTAAATTGTTAGTAAATGCTGTACGAAGTGCGCTAAGTAACTATATTCCGAATAGTAAAAAGTCAAATGCTGATAACAGCTCAAGTTCAGACACTATTGCAACGAGTTATGCTCTTAAAAAGGTACGTGATATTGCAACAACAAGAGCAACAGACGCAGTTGCTGGACAAACAGTACTGTCACATAAAATAAATGGTACAGATAAGACAAAAGCAGCAACAGAGTTTGCGCTAAATGAATTAAATAAAGAATTAGCTGGTAAAGGCGTGCCTATTGGTGCCGTAGTGTCATTTCCCCGTGCGGTAACCAATCCAGTTGGTTTTTTAAAAGCCAATGGCACAACATTTAACCAACAAACCTTTCCCGATTTATACCGCACTTTGGGCAACAGCAACCAACTTCCTGATTTAACCCGTAGCGATGTGGGGATGACGGCTTATTTTGCCGTGGATAATATCCCTGCAGGCTGGATTGCCTTTGATGAGATTGCCACACAAGTGACCGAACAACGTTACCCCGAGTTATATCGCCACTTAATCGACAAATATGGCTCAATTAATAGTGTGCCTAAAGTAGCAGATAGATTTTTGCGTAATGCGGGCAATGGGCTCTCTGTAGGGCAAATACAAGAAGATGACTTAAAACGACATGTGCATAGAGTACCGATAGACTACGATTCTTGGTTCGACGACTCAAGTCAAGGAAGAAATAATTCGTATTTTGATTATACAACATTTGCTCAGTCTTCAGATTTGTGGAGCACCCTTGGTTATGACAATGCAGATGGAGATAATGGCTTTGTGTCCCCAAAAGACACCTCTCAAATGGCAACAGGTGGCGATGAAACTCGCCCTAAATCTCTCGTGCTAAAACTTTGCATCAAAGCCCTTAATAGTTTTGATGATGTGGTCTTTTGGATTAAATCCCACGGTGAAGTAACCAATGCTGGCACGCTTGATGCAGGGCGATTAGCGCAAGATATCCAGCAACTTAGTGCAAAAACTCAACAAATAGAACGCCAATCAAATCAAAACGAAAAACTCTCTCTAGAACTTAAAAATCAATTATCTCAGATAAAAAATAAAGAACCCACGTCGCGCAAGATTTGGCAAGGCAATGTAACCAATGGTAGTGGTGTGCTTACACTCTCAGAGAGTATCATAAATAAAAATTTAGTTTTTTATTTACAACCATCAAGTGGGCATACTTTGAGCAACAATGATGTAAATACCGTGTCTTGTTACATTGATAGCACTCTGCCAGATGTTCGTCGTACTCGGTTTGCATTTACAGCATACTGGGATGGTGGTTTACGCAATTTTAAAATTGAGATCGTTAGCGAAAAACAAATTAAGTTAATTGATGCTAGTAGTTTTTATCTCAAAATGATTACAGCGAGTGACTAGATGATTAAAGTATATTTTTTAAAATCAGATCTTAATCAATATCAGATTTTCCCGGTGCCATCAAACACTGGAGAATTTGTCGAAATTGAGATTGAAAGCGAAAACGTCCTTAATACAAAGCAGCTTGTTTTAAAAGGCGGTCAATATGTCCTTGTTGACAAGGATACTGGCGTCAATCAGGAGGTTGTTAAAAAGTTAATGGACGGCATTGACGACCACGCAGCAAAAATCTACAGCACATGGACTCGATTTGAGAGCGAGTATCGTGAACGCCAAGCGGCGGCAGAAGCCTTTAAATCAGCAAATTATGAGGGCGAGTGCAGTCGATATATCTCAGACTTTGCGCAACGAGCAAGACTGGATAATAAAACCGCCACAAACCTGATTTTGACTCAGGCGGCAGGGCTCGAAAAACTACAAATGGAGCTTGCCAACCAACGTATGCGCAAGTATGAACTCAAAGCCCCT